TCAGACTTCTTGGCGCGGCGGTCGCCCTCTGAAGGATCGTAGTCGTATTCCTCGGGCGTGTACTCGGCAATGATGTGTTTGAGCAGTTTGAGCTCTTGCTTCAAGCTGAAATGCACGCGCGCTTGGACGGCAGACATCACCTTTAAGGTACGTTCAAGAATCGCCAAAGTGGTGCCAACTGGTGCATTGGCCGACATGTCAGACAGGTTCAAATCTGCCGTGTTTGCAAAGCGGCGACCCTCTTCGATGATCTTGTCCATCAGCCCGGCCAGCACTTGGCTTGGTTCTTTGTATGGCAACGGCAACAAGTTGTCGCGCAGCGCGCCGGCTGGCACGTCCACATCACGCCATTCGCCCGGGGCAATCGGCGTATCGTCACCTTTGACGCGCATGCCACGGGTTTTGAAGCCGCCGGGCAAGTTTGACAAGGTGCCTGCGTCCACCAATTGGCGGATGATGGATGTGCCGCTCTTGGCGTATGCACCAATCAGGTGGATCAGGCCAAAACAGTAGAAGCCAAAGCCGGGGATGTAGCCGTAGTGCACCAAGTGGGTACGTTTTTGGTGGCTTTCGTCATCCGGCTCCCAGTTTCTGCGGATGGCCAAGATTTTCATCGAGCTTTTTTCGATGGTGACGATATATGGCAGGGCAATACCGGTTGGATTGCCGTCTTCGTCTTTATCTTCGTGGCCAGCCAAGTCCAAATTGACTTGCATCTCCAAAATCTTGAATCGGTCGTCCGCCGTTGCGCGGAAACCCATTTTTTCGGCAATTTTTTTCTCAACTTCGTCCAAAGAACTGGTTGGCTCGCCCAAATCCACGTCTCTGTAGAAGCCGCCGACCTGCAAAATGCGCAGATCGTTCTCTGTTTTGCGCATCACATGGGTGACGCGGGGTGAAGAATGCAAGTCTGAGGCGCCGTATGGGACAACAACGTCTTCTGCGGGCACATACATTGACACTTGGCGGCCAAGACCGGGGTCAAAATACACCTTTTTGAAGGCGTTACCAGCCAAACCCAAGCCCCAAAGCATGCGCTCAGTCTCTGGGCGGTACTCAGGCATCTTCTCTGTGAGCTGGTAGTTCATGTCATCTTGAACTCGCTCGGCAGATTCTTTCTTGGCCGGTGTTTCTTTGCCAACAATCACCGTTTTCACGGGGCCGGCAGCCGGAAAAATCGACATCATGGTTTCTGACTGGAACTTCACCAGCGCCTCGGCCAGCAACGGGTGGTAAACACCGCATGCACCTTCCCATGGCTCGCTACGCTCTTCAATTTTCAGGCCAAGAAGTTCAAGGCCGTCGACGTAGGTTTGGATCCAGTCTTTGCGCGAAGCAATGTCGTCGTCAAAATCGCCAATCAAGTCACCGGCAATCTGTGCCAGCTCTTGCTCGTCCATGTATTCGGCAAGGTTGGCGTTGAAATCGTCTTCGCTTTCTTCTTCGGGCTCCAGCGTGATCTCCATTCCGTCGATGCCAATCGTCACGGCATCAGGATTTTCAATTTCAATTTCGATGGGTTCTTGGCCTTGGGCCAGTTCATCGATTCCTTGGGGAGCTTCGTACAGAGCTTTGTCGATTGCCATGGTGTGCCTTTAATAATATGCGTATGTGCGGCGCTTGACTTTGATGTCGTCTTCTTCGTCAGAGTCTAGTCTGATAAAGCCGCCTTGACGGAAACGGATGAGCGCTTGGGTTGAAGAGTCAACCAAGTCGTCGTGTGCTGCATTTGGAAACGATGCCATCTGTTCGATCACTTCGTGTGCCCATCTCATGTCTGGAGCCCATACTTTACCCGAACGGAACAGGTCCGTCACGGAATTTAAACGCACGAATTTATCGTTGCCGCGCACAGGATTGTATGGGTACACCGTGATGCCCATGCGCTGCAATTCAAAAATAAGTGGAGACCCCGCCGCTTTGGCTTCAATCACGCACGTATCAGGCTGCCATTCTCTGTACATCTCAATGGCCTTGTCCTTCAATTCCGGGAACTCCATGCGCTCCTGAAAGGCGTCGAGCAAAATAATGTTTGGGTCGTTTTGGTTTTCGTCTTTGTAAAAAACACCCCACGTCGTGCATGCCGAATAGTCAGACCGTTCATTTTTTGTAAACGCCGTGTCCCAAGATTGGATAATGAACTCACATGGCGGCGCGCGCTCGCCCTCCCACATCTTCCACCACTCTCTTTTAATTAGTGCACCCTCTTCACCCGTTGGCCTTTGTTGGTACTGAGCATTCCACTTGGACGGTGGCAACTCTTCCCGCAAAGCTTCAAGTTCTTTGATCGACCAAAATTCTGGCCATAGGGGATTACCCGAGGGTAAAATTGCCGGCAGTTCAATGATGTCCCAATCTTCTCCGGTACTACGTTTCATTGCGTCCGCAAGTACCCGCCCCGTAAGGTCATTTTCCGCCCAGCGTGTATTGTGACTAACTATGCCGTTGGCAATAAAATTTTCAGTTTTATCAATTTCAACATCAAATACCTCCTCTTCTCCATCAGGCAGGATTGCCACTATTGGGTCTGCTGTGAAGTCGGAGATACGATGCAGCTCTGTCAAGTACATCTGCTGTTTTTCCATAACCGACCGCAAGATTGCAGTCATTGCAGAGTAGTCCTCTGACCTTTCCCGTTTCATGGTTGTGGTCGATGCACAACTTTCCATTCCAATGCGCTCTGGTGTTTGTGTTTGACGGAGACTGGCCACAGACATCGCAGCAGTTACCACGTTCCGCCACCATTGCTTCATACTGCTCAAGGGTAATCCCGTACCGGTGTTTAATACGCCTAGCTCTGTTTTTTTCTGAAGATGGTTTTGCTGGTGGAAATTGTTTGATGTAGTGTTTACTGCATAAGCCACGACTTGAAGCAGGGTTTTTACATTCTTCAATAAGGCACGTAAACCCTTTCCATTTCCCATGATGCCCCAATGGTTGTATTGGCGCATTGGGGTTTTTGCGATGGTATGCGTCTTTGGCTTGGCATGGATGGCACCTTCCGGGTTTTCTTTTTGATCTTGATGGTCGTTCGCATCCTTCAACGATACAAGTAAATCCCCCACCTTCAGATTGTTTAGTCTTGTCCATTCAAGTACTCCTTCATTTATTACAAGAAACGGATGCCTCTCGTTTGCACGAAGAATTTTGCCAGATAATGTTTGCACCTTGTATATGGAATCAATACCACTTGACCGCCAATTATTAACTTTGCTTGTTGACAACTTCCCGTTGTCAAATGTAGCTACTTGATCTCCGAGGCAAAGATCACGCAAAAATTTTTTAGAGCCATCCGCCATAAGAACTGACGTATCTCCAGTCATACACATCACCATCACAATGGTTCCGCCCGGCTGTAAACGTTGCCGTGGACCAGATGTGTACCACTCATAGACTTTTTGGTAGACCTCTGGGTTGCCAGCGGCCAGTGCAGCTTCTTGTTCGGAATGGGGGTCGTCAATGATCACAATGTCACCGCCCTTACCAGTCACCGTACCGCCAACGCCGATCGCAAAATACTCGCCGTTTTTATTCGTGCTCCAGCGCCCCGCCGCCTTGCTATCTTGCCGCAGTGAAACATCAGGAAATACTTTTGAATATGTTTCTGAGCCAACCAAGTTACGAACTTTACGGCCAAACCCCACGGCCAGCTCGCCGGTGTTGGAACATTGGATAATTTTTTTGTGTGGGAATTTGCCAAGGAACCAGCTTGGGAAAAGGTACGACGCAAACTCAGACTTGGTGTTGTGAGTACAAATGTAACCTTCGCCAGCAAGAAATAGCCCATCATCTCGATTAACTTTAATGCACTGCGTGTCGCCAGACTCCTCAAGCGCCTCAACCTTGATGTATCGGCCAAACTTTCGCTCGCCTTTGAGGGTTCTATCCTTTTTGCGTGGAAGCGTAAAAACATCGCTTGCATAAAAGGAAATTTTCCAAGTCTTGCCGTATGACTTCTCCCCAATCTTGGCCTCGGACTCCAAAATGCTTGCTTTGATGCCAAGGCTTCGAATTAACTCAGCTACCTGCTCAATAAAGTCTCGGTTGCTTTGAGCAAAGAAGCATTGACCTGCTTTGGATACGTTGCCGTCCGTGTCCATCAAACCCTTCAAAAGCTCTCGTCGCTGAAAAGCAGAGGCTTCAAGGTACTTGCGTGGGATGTGTTTGTTTTTGAAAACCCCGATCTCTTTAAGTTTGACTTGAAGGTTAAGAACGCCAAACGTAAACCGTGTTGCCTGATCGGTTGTGGTGTAACCTCGCTTTTCAAATTCGGCTCGCGTGTACGCCGCGTCATCGTCATGGCACGTAATGATGGCAGATGATCTACTCCCATCACCCAGCCACACGCCAAGAACGTATGGGTCAATTGCAAGAAGCCGTGGCTCATACTCCACAGGCTGAACTGGTGGCAGCATAGGAAGACGGACTTCCTTTTGATCTTTGAGCTTGATCTTTTGCACAGAACCATTTGGCATGCGGCGAACCATCCAGCCGTTTTGTCGAAGCCAGAGGTCTTCTGTCGTGTAGTCCAGCCAGTTGCCTCGCTTGCGGTCAAGCCTAACCGTCCACAGGTGCTCCCCATCCACAACCAAGGACGCTCCATCATCGGTCGTAACTCGGTATAACTTCCTGTTTTTGAAAACCTCAGATTTACCAAGAACCTCAACAGGCTTGCCATCAGGACCAAAAACAAAGTCGCCAACAAGAAGATCATTCATCGTCTTCATGCCAGCCAAAGTTGGTATTTTCATGCCAGTCATTATAGCATGGCGCGGCGGCATATTAATGATCACGCGCTTCAATGTGCCATCGGCAATAGCCTCGAATTTTTTTGCCATCAGAGCATGATGCCGCCCATGGATAAACCCCGGCCACATCAATTTCACATATTCCATGAAATTTTTCTGAGCCTTCTCCCTCACCAACGCCGACTGATACGTCTCCACTTCATCCAGCAACGAGTCATACATCGCCGGATCCAATTTTGAAATCAGCTCTTTCAATGCTTCAGGCGTGACATCACTCATTTTTTACGGCCTCGTTTTTTGCCATAGTTCATTTCCAGCAAAACCAAAACAAACAAAAGCAAAGTACCCCACAATGATCCGCTTCTCATTCTATATTCCTAAAATTTATATA